TATTGATGAAAGTAATGGTAGTATCAGTGGTGTAAGAATCACTGATGGCGGTACTGGTTACAAGGCTGCCACAACTACCATGGTTCTTCAGAACCGAGGTATTGATGCAAAATTTATTGCAAACGTTAATGACTGGAAGATCAACCAAGAAGTTAAGAGTAGAAATTTAATTAATTCCCTTGATGCTGCGATTACTAAACCAAACAGTAATACTGAACTGGGACTTCAATTTGTTTCGATCTATCCTGCTAATAGACTCAGATTCCAAGTTGGGGATAATATTGACTCTGGTAATTTGGAGTTGTCTTCAAATCCATCACACTCTCCAATTTTGGGTTACGCTTATGATGGTAATCCAATTTACGGTCCATATGGATTCTCTGGATCTACTGGCGGCCCTGTAAGAAGACTCACAAGTGGATATATCCTCAACACGTCGCCAAAGGTAGGCCTAAGACCTCCTGGGTACACTCCTGGGTATTTTATCGATGACTATGATTACAACGGTTCTGGCGACCTTGACGAGTATGGTGGCAGGTATTGTGTAACACCACAATATCCCGATGGAACCTATGCTTATTTTTATTCCATTGACGTTGATTCCAGTGGAGTTGCTGAACCAAAATATCCATATACTATTGGAAAATTCTTCAAGGATGCTCCAGTAAAAGAGAACTTTGTTGGTGACTTTAATCAGGACATTGATATTAAGAGTCTTAATGTAACTAGAAATATCGGTCCATACTATACAAATTATGAAAATTCTGTTTATGATCTTATTGATAAAGTAGATTCTTCATTCAAACAAGAATTTAAGATCACCAAAACTCAAACTGCTGGAGTTACATCTACAACCATCTTCTCTCCTGGCGATGGATATCGAGTTGGAGATAGACTTCAACTCGATAATGCTGGTACAAATGGAACGGGTACAAACATTATCGTATCCAAAGTTCTAGGTAAAGATATTACCTCTGTCGCTGTTGGAGTTGAAACCTTTATCGATGTTGACCTTAGAGTAATTAATAACTTCGTATATGGAAAAACTCAAGATCCACATGGACTAATTGATGGAGAAACCATCATTATCAGTGGTATTTCTACTGCTGTCCTTTCTGATTATGAAGGATCATTCCGCGTTTCCGTTGCAAATAGAAGTGTTGGACTTACCTCATATCTGAATACCTCTGCTAATACTGGCCTCTCTACTTTCATTTCCGTTACTGATATTGGTGGATTTGAAGTTAATGATATCATTGGCATTGGCACAGAAGTCCTGAGAGTTACTTCTATCGATCCAGAATACTCTAGACTGGGAGTTAATAGGCAAGTTGGACTTGCAGAAACTCATGATGTTGGTACTAACAATGTTAATCTTTTGCCCACCAGATTCTCATATGATTCTAGGGTACAATCGAGTTATCTTTCCTTCGAAAATAAGGTACTCTTCTTCAATCCAGAATATACGGTTGGTGTTGGAAGTACTGGGGTTGTCTTTGATTATACTCCTACTGGAATAAACACGGGTTCTTCTGAGACTAAGGTAACTAGATTCATTCCCGAAAGAGCAATTTACATTAAGAATCATCCATTTACAACTGGACAAAAGTTGGTTTACAACATGGGTGTTGGTGGAACCTCTATTACATGGGCAAAAACTGCTATCGGAGCGACAAGCGGTATCGGTACAGAAAATCTGGTTGACGGTGGCGAAGTCTATGCAGTAAACCTTGGCGTTGATTATCTCGGAATTTCTACTGTTGGATTCCCAACAGTCGGTGATGCTGTTTATTGGTACACAGTTGCTGTACCAGTTGGTGCTGCACATTCATTCACTACTCAAAATCCAAGAACTACTTCCGTTCTTGAAAGATACAGAGGTCAGGTCTCTACAGGATCTTCTCATGGATTGCAAACGGGAAATAAAATTTCTTTATCTGCTGTTCCATTCGTTGAGGAAAATATAAAGATCATTTATGATCCTGTTATTAGAAAGATTACTACTGGAAAGGTTTCTTGGTCTTCCACATCTTTTGATCCTGTTGATTCTACCTTTGATTTCCCAGATCAAACATTCAAGAATGGCGACAAAGTAGTTTACTACACAAATGGTGCCACAATCAGTGAACTTTCTGATAATGAAATCTATTACATTCTCAGAGAGAGTGCAACTAGAATTAAACTGTGTAGATTTGCATCAGATGTCAAATCTGGTGTTGGTATTGCCATTACCAGTATGCCATTTGCAACATATGAACTGGCAAAAATAAATCCACCAATTACCGTAAACAAAGGCAACATTCTGAAAATTGATGTTTCAGATCCAGGTCTTGCCGATATGAGACTGGATATTTTTGAAGATCTTCAGTTTAGAAAGAAACTTGATGTTAATGGTAGTTCTGGTGCGTTTAATGTAATTAGAGATGGTATACCTGGTCTTGTTGGAGCAAATGTTCAAATTAGAACTCTTGCTGGATTCCCAAGAAAGTCTTTTTACTTCTTGACTCCTATTGTTCCTACAGACCAAAGAAAAAATCAAATTAGTGTTGATAACACAGTTAGAGGATTTAACTCAATTACTGTAGAAAATAGTATTCTTGAAAGTGATCATACTATCATTGTAAACAATCAAAATTCATTCTCGTTTAACTTAGATAAGAAACCAACATCGTCCGAATTATTCACTACGGTTTCTGGTCTCACGACTGTTTTCTACGAGACCGATTCTTTAGATGCTATTGGTCCTATTGCTCAAACCAAGATTAACTTTGAGGGCAAAGGTTATGTGAAACTTCCAAAGGTTATTGGGTTTGATACCATTTCTGGTAAGGATGCGGTAGTTAAAATCAATTCTGATAAAATTGGCAAAATTGAAACCGCAGAAAGAGTTAAAGATGGATTTGATTATCCAACCGATCCAACTCTCTTACCATTCCTCAGTGTTCCCGTTGTATGTGACATTAGTGGAATTTCTAGGATCAATAGAATTCTGGTAACTGATGGCGGAATTAACTATCACCAGCCACCAACACTAAAAGTTCTGGGTAATAACAACATCAGTCTTTCTGCACATGTTCAGGGTGGATCGGTTGTTTCTGTTGATATTTTAAACAATGCATTTGAATTTGATTCGCCTCTTGCTATTGTTCCGACCAGGAACACTAATGGTTATGACATTGATGCCATCACTCATTCGAATAACTACGTTACTGTCGAACTTTTATTGGACGAACAGTTCAATAAATTAGTTAGAACTGGATATGGATCAACAGAAATCAAGTTCCCATTTGCAGTAGGCGATAAAGTTTATGTTGAGGGTTGTAGATTGACTTCTGCTTCTCTCCAAGCAGGAGAGTCTAATTTTAACTCCGAAAACTATGGATATAGAACCTTTGATGTTACTGCAGTTGATGAGCTAAATTATACCGTAACTTATAGTATGGTTGGTATTGCAACTGGCACTCTTGGTTCTTATGAAGATGGATTAACTCTTGGATATATTTCGAATTATAATGATATGGCCAAGTTCCAGATGGAACTTATTGATGATGCTAAGTTTATTTCTGGCGAAAAAGTAACCTCTTCCAAATTCGAGGCAACTGTGGTCGAAAATGGTTGGGATGTTAATCTCAGTCAATTGAGACTTACAAATAGTATTGGCGAATTGAGAGCCGGAGACACTCTTTATGGAGAGAGATCTAAACTCAGTGGTTATGTTGAATCTGTAAACAGATTTAATATTAGAACATCTCTTGGACTTTCTAGAGAGAAAGTTGGTGAAGTAGATCAATCCGTAGGTATTCTTAATGATTATTTGCAGAGAATATCCGACAACTTCTACTACCAAAAGTTCTCTTATTCTATTAAGAGTAATATTTCCTATGATACTTGGAGAGAGGCAGTAAGGTCTATCATCCATCCATCTGGATTTAGAGAGTTCTCTGATTTTGTTATTATCGGTGATCCCAAAAAAGATGCCATTGAAAGAAATTATGTGAATGCTGGTCTCGCTAAGTCCACCAACATGGCTGTAAAAGCAGTTGACCAAAAGATCGATCTTGTTATCAACATTGATAATGAAGCGTATCTTGGTAAGAGAACTAATTTTGCAATGGTCACTGAAGATGATGCATTGCCAGATGGATCTGTACAAAGAGTGTTCTTCCCAGAAGGAAGACCACTCAAGAGTTATATTCTTAATAAAACTAATAAAGTTTTGAAAATTGATGATATTAGTGAGGGGTTTGATGGTCAACTTGATAGATCTGGTAATTTGTTTGGCAAAACAAACTTCAAATTAAAAACTAATTCCGTACCATTATTCAAGAAATCCTTTAATTCTGCAAGTAGTGCAGTTGTGGATTTGAATAACAATTCACTCTCTATTCCAAATCACAATTTCCAAAGTGGACAGAGATTGATCATTGATAGGGGTGTTGGTAATCCTATTGGTGTTGCTACAACATCATATACCACTGCAACCAAAGACATTCTTATGCGTGTTTCTGGCGCTGGTGGAAGTGCAATGTTTGAAAATGGATATAACGTAGAAATTCCTGGACCAGTAACAGGTGTCTCTACTGTTGCCGATCCTATTGTTGGAGCAAAACAGTTTGGATTTGGAACTGGAATTCTTGGAATTTCTACAAGAGGATCTGGTGCAACATTTACTGTTTTGATTACCTATGATGGAACGGGACAACCAATTTCAACTAATGTTGTTCTTCGTGAAGGTGGTTCTGGTTACTATGTTGGTGATACAGTAAGTATTGCTGGTACTCACCTTGGTGGAGCTACTCCAACTAACGATTTGACTTTCCCAGTTACTGCAGTAACGGGTACAAGAGTTGGCATTCAGACAGTTTACACAAATCTTACAGGCACCAATGATGGCGCAGGATCTGGCGCAATCTTCAGTGTAGAAAGAGACGAAAACCTTGATATTAGTCAAGTTCTTGTTCTTTCTGGTGGATCTGGTTATGCATCTACAAATACAATTTCTATCGCAGGTACTGCCATTGGTGGAATTTCTCCAGATGATGATTTATTCCTCACTCCAACCGAATTGGGATCTAATGTATTGCCCGATATAGTATATGTTCAGAAGATTGATGACGTTAAGTTTAGATTCTCTGGACTTTCCACTTCTATTATTTTCGATCTCACTTCTTTCGGAACGGGAATTCATACACTTAGATATGAAAATCCAAATGAAAATGCCTTGATTCTGATTGATGGAATTGTACAAAGTCCACTTCGAAATAAAAAACTCGAAGTTGAGACGGGAGAGGGTATCAGTGCATCTTCTCAGGCAGTTGCAATTTCTGCAGGTATTGGTTCCCTGCAAATCGGTGATGTCTTGAAGTTAGATGAAGAATTAGTAAGAATTAACTTCATTGGGGATGGTACTTTTGTTTCTCAGAGAACTGCCACCGTGAATAGTGAAGTTGATGAGAATTTCTATTATGACAGAAACAGAGTTAACTCCTCTGTAACTAGAGTTGATAGCAATTTGGTGACCATGGATGATCACCCTCCATATTAACTATAAATAACTGAAAAGTTCACTTGAATAATGGCTAAACAGGGTATTAACACAGGATCAGCCCCAAATGATGGCACAGGAGATACTTTACTTAATGCAACTCTAAAGATTAATGCGAACTTTGACGATATCTATTCTAACTTTGGTGATGGCACAAATTTAGTAAGTTTTGTCTCCTTTGCTACTACCGCTGGATACTCTACCAATGCTGGTATTGCATCTACTTCGGTATACTCGGGAACTGCTGCGGGTGTCGCTAGCGATATTAACATTAATACCACTGGTGTGATCACTGCACAGTATGCTAACTTTACTGAAGGGATGAAGATTCAGGAGTTTGGTACTCCTGTAGAGACTACTTTTGCAGTTGGTTTTGCAAGAACAATTTTCAGAATTCAAAATGGTTTTGTTGGTATCGGCACCTCTCTGCCTACCTCTCAACTCCAAGTAACTTCATATTCTCTTGAGAGACCTACAATTCATGCTGTTCCAAAATCGAGTGGACATGGTTTCCAAGTATCCGATGAAGAGGGAACCGATTCAAGTGCGGTTGTCATAACTTCTGCGGGAAAGGTAGGTATTGCCTCTACCGCACCAACATCAAAACTCATTGTTAATGGTGATACTGAACTAATTGGTGTTACAACTCACACAGGAACCAGTCACCTTAATGGATCAATTACTGAAAAAGTTGTTGGTAATTTCAATACTCCATTGACAGCAATTGGTGGAACATTAACTGTTGATGTTTCCCAGGGAACGGTAATGTTGGGTGGACTTACAACATCCGTGTCTACATGGTCATTTACTAACGTAACAACACTCAATAGTAAAGCGACAACGGTCACTATTATTAATGATGCTGGACAATCATCCACATATGGCGATGCATGTAAGGTAAATGGCAATGATATTGCTGGTGGCATTAGATGGGTTGGTGGAAACGCTCCTCCATCAACTAATGCCGAGGATATTTTGACATTTAGTATTGTTAGAGATGGAACTGGTTTAACAAGAGTCTATTGCAGTAGTTCTCTGAATATTCAATAAGGGGGAATAAATGGCAACCAGATTTACTCCTGGAAGCGGTGCGATTCTTAAACCGTTTTTCAACTCCTCTTATGGAATCGAAAAAATTGAAGTAGTCGAAGGTGGATCTGGGTATGCAAGTACAGATCCACCAAAAATTACTGTAGATGGTACACAGACTCCTACAGCTGAGGGTGTTTTCTACCCAGTAATCAGTGGTGTCGGCAGCATCAGTGAAATTGTTATTTTTTCTTCTGGTGCGGGATATTTTCCAGTTTTCTCAACTACAACCTCTGGTCAGGCTTTTATTGATAGGGGTGTTTTTGGTACGGTAGCAGCCGCACATACTGTAGGAACATCATCCGTTTTTAGTGGTGATTTCAATATTGTTGATGACGAAATTTTCTTCTCTGCCCCTCCATATGGAAAGCAGGGCCCTGCTGGATTGGAAACAGGATCAACATTTTCTGGAAGAATGTTCTCTAGAAAACTCGATCCATATCAAACAAAAGATTATAATGTCATTTTTGACGATATATCTTTAGATTTTACTGGTGTTGCTGGAACTCAATTTGCACTGACATCAAATTTAAATGACATCACTTCTGCATATAACAATGTGAATGCAGGATCCGATATTGGAAATAACCCCTTTGTTTTGATTAATAATGTAATTCAAACTCCTGGATTGGATTTTGAAGTTGCGGACTCGACTTCTAATGATATTAATTTTTTAAGCGGAGTTCCTCGTGCTGGTAGAATCATTAGAGTTGGATTGACAACTGGTTCTGGTTACTACTACCCACTGGCAGCGTCTGGCAAGGTCGGCATTGGGTCTACGGGAACGGTCAGTGTCATTCAACTTACTGGCGGCGGGCAGGGGTATAGAAACGTTCCTGATGTTCGTATACGGTCTGCAGAGGGATCTGGAGCCATTGCAACCGCATATCTCGGTGTAAATACGACAACAACATATAGTATTTCCACTGCAACATATAATGAAGTAGTTGGAATCATGACCTTTACTACTTCATCATCTCATGATTATCAAGTTGGAGATCGAATTAGACTGGTTGGTGCAGGCATAACTGTTGTACAGAATCTTCCTGCCAGAAATATAACAACTTTTGCTTATACTTATACCACTGGTATTGCGACCATCACAGTTGACTCTGGTCACTATATTGGGACTGGATCGAATCAATCTAGGCATCTTCTTGTAGAAGGAGTTTTAGTAACTGATCCCGATTTAAATACAGTTACATTTAGAGAAGATGGATATCCTATTGTTTCTATTGCAAGTACACAAGTAGTAGAAATTCAGGCAGGAATTGGAACAACATCTTACACATATGATAGTGGCGGAACTGTAAAAACTGGTATTGATACTAATATTCTTGAGGGAAGAAATCTTGTAGGTTTCGATTTAATCGGCGCCACTGCAGATACCTTCACGGCTTTTGTTGGTATTACTACTCATGCTCATAATTATGTTTCTGGTGGTACTGCAACTAAGGCACATGCTGGTATTATTACTGGACTCGGTATTGTAGATCCTGGTGCAAATTATTTCATTCCCAAAACTATTTCTTTTGTAGATTATGAACCTTCTAATGGTGTTACTACAATTACCGCAGTTGGCGATGCAATTGGAATTGTTACTACAATTGCAAACGTCTATTACACAGATGCTACTGGTATTGCCACAATCCAAGGCACAAATCTTCATGGACTCTCTGTTGGCGATGTTGTCAAACTTACTGGAATTGGATTTAGTACTCCTATTGGGGATCTTGAATATCCACTGAGACAACCCTACTATGAGGTAAAGTCCACTCCGAGTACAATTGATTTTACTGTAAATCTCGGCATTTCTACTCTGGGTGTCCACACACATCAACAATCAACAGGAACGTTCCAAACTTATGCTCCTCATGGAGTAAAGACGGATGACTTTGTGGTTGCTGCTGGTGTTGCAATGACCACTAATTACTGGCCAGAGTTGAATATCTATGATGCAGTTTATGATGGTGCATCTGGAATTATTACAGTAACTACAACGACACCACACTATCTCTCTGAGAGGGATTTTGTAATCATGTCTGGAATTGCCATGACATGCAATTATGATGGCGGAGTTGGCATTCTTACTTTCCCCAGAGTTACCGATCCATACTATAACGGATCTCAGGTAGACACAGTGGGTACTTCAACCATCTTCTCTTCGTTTGTTGGAACATCCACGATTACTCAGTACAGTTACGATGGAAGTGGAACTGTACAACATGTCTATAGATATCCACTTCCATATCTTGATGCTTATGGTTTGGTATCCGATCAGTTTGGTGACGGACAATATGTCCTAGAGAAACTTGATAATGCCAATTTCCGTGTTCAGTCTGGATTAGTTACTTCTAGATGGATGTATTCCAGAGGTGGTACTGTAGAAAAACCAGTTTATCTTGAAATTTCGGAACCAATCGGTTATTTCAATCTTCCACTAATTTATAATGAAGATTCTGTTGGATACACCACAAGTGGCATCGGCACAAATGCAACTGCAGATGTTGCCGTCAATGTTGATGGTGAGATTGGTGTATTTGATGTTAAAGAAGAGGGTGTGGGATTTAAAGTCAATGATGCGTTGACTATTGCTGGACTTTCTACGGACCCAAGAGTGGGAGTTCTTACGGAGTTCCAATTAAATGTTATTGAGATTGGAAACGATAAATTCTTTGGATTTTATCCTGGTCAATTCGTTCTCTTTGATGATATTTCGGAATTCTTTAATGGACTGAGAAAGAAATTTACACTCTCCGTTACCACTGCTGGTGTAACCGAAATTCTCAGTCTCAAGACTGTAGAAGGTAGTGATATGGATGTCACAAATAACATTTTCATCTATATCAATGACATTCTCCAGACCCCAGGAGAAGCATATAGCTGGAAGGGCAGTAGAGTTCTGTTTACGGAAGCTCCAAAGGAAGGATCTAAGTGTTCCGTTTTCTATTATAGAGGATCTTCTATTGATGTTGAGGAGATTGAACCTCCAGCAACAATTAAACCTGGAGATATCATTCAGATTAAAGAAAATAAATTGGATGTTCTCGATAGAGACCAGTTTGAGAGAATGTCCAAGAGAATCGTTGCCTCCGATGTACTTGAAACCTTTACCTATGATAGTTTGGGTATTAACACATCTCAGGATGCAGAGAGACCACTTTCTTGGGAAAAACAGAAGTCTGATAAAATTATTTCGGGTGTCTATTATTCTAAGAACAGATTAAATTATAGAAGTAAAATTAGTCCAGTTACTAGAATTATCAATAACGTCGGACAAACAGATGATGCGATATATGTCCAAAATGCGTTTCCAACATTCAGTGAAATTGATCTTTTGACTGAAGAAGATAGACACATTGAAATTTTCGAAGAAAGAGAGATCGAACCAGCAATTATTACTACAGTAGTATCTACTTCCTCTAGTATTTCTAATTTAAGTATTGCTTCTTCTGGTGTTGGATATCTGAATGTCACAAATCCAGAGATTTCTATCTCTGGCGCAAAAGTGACAAGAAAGGATCCAATGGTCGATTGGAAATTTGATGTGATTACAGGAGAAATCTATTCTTCAAACTTACAGGCCATCACTCAATATGAACCCATCATTGCAGTTGGCAGTAGTAGTCAATACATCAATACTCTTAGTGGTTTCTTCTGGGAAAGAGGAAATATTGGATTTGGTGGAACAATAACCTTTAATGCCATTGACGTTGGAGTAGAAGGATCCAATTATAGAACTATTGCGGTTGGTGAATATGCAGCTGCTGCGACTGCAGTCGCATA